CAGGAATAGACATTCCTGTTCTTGGTATAAAGAACGGAGATAGTCTTTCTTATGTAGAACAAGCTATTATTACATTCCTCACTTCTACATTAGATGGGACAGGAATAAAGCCAAATATTGACCAAGCCATTATTTGTCAAATAGTTAGTAAGAATCTACCTACATGTGGAGATTTGACAGTGGTGGATTTCTTAAAAGCTCTCACACAAGCAGTTTGTGAATTAAAGACTCTTGTTGATGGAACTATTGCAGACATTGATGATATAAATGCTTTTATAGCTTCTTTAGAAGCTGCTTATGATTTATATACATGCCCAACTAATATTTGTCCAACTGGTACTTGTATAACTGGTGTTGATCCTGATTCAGGAACACACGCTATTTTACAAGCTGTAATTGACAGACTTTGTGCATTTATTATAGATGTAGATGCTACGTATGTAAAACTTACAGATCTTGATGCATTAATTGCTGCGTATTTAGCTGGAACAACAGCAGCAACTAAGTATTATACAAGAATGGTTCCTTACATGGCAGTTCCATTTTTTCCAACACCAGCTATTTTATCAAACTTTAGTGGGTCTGGTGTAGGATCTGGAGAGTGGGAAAAAATATATTTTTGTAATGGGTCTAATGGTACTCCTGATTTGCGTGGTAGAGTGCCTGTTGGTTTAACAAATGGAAACATGGGAGGAGGCACTCTTCCTGGAGCAGTTAATCCTTCAACAAGCCCATTAAATCCCACTTATTTATTATCAGGATTTGTTGGAGCTAATGGCACTACACTAATCACTGCTCAAATTCCATCTCATACACACATAGCAAATACTGCTGGCTCTACAGTGACAATAAATCCAGCTACTCACGATCACACACTTGGGTATTTTAATAAAGGAGGTGGAAATGGTTCTAATGTTTTTGGAACAGAATTCACTTCAAGTGGAACAAAAACTACAAGTAGTGTAACTTTAACAGCAACTGCTAATATAGTTGTTGTTAATGCAAACACAGGTGGTAATGAAGCACATTCTAATGTTCAACCTGGTATTGGATGTTATTATATAATTTATCTTCCATAATATATAAACTTAATATAAATGTCTTGTTATCCTAACAATTCCTGCAATAGAAATGTGTTAAAAAGCTGTAGTAACACAGATGTTGTTGTGTATACAGGAGAAAATCTTACATGCACAGGTGTAGAATATGGAGATAGTTTAACAGTAGTTCTTCAAAAACTAGATGAGAAATATTGTGAAATTCTCAGTATTATAGAAAATTGTAACACTACCACTACAACATCTTCTACAACATCATCACATACAACTTTAATTCCTAGTAGATGTACAAGTCCTTTTGCAAACATTTTAGACATTCTTGAACCATTTGTACCTTCTCCTTCAACCACAACTTCCACCACCACAGTAGCACCAACCACTACCACCACAACCACCCCTATTCCTAATTTAATAAGACTCACTCCTGCAAATTCAGATGGATTCTTTGGTTTAATTATGGAAAGACTTTCTGGGGTGAATCCTGATAATCTTGTTTTTTCAATGCAAATTGACGCATATACAGCATCAAATTGTACAGGAGGTAGTAATAGTTATTCATTTAATCCATCTTTAGATGCAGGAGAATCTTTTGATTTTGATGGGTTGCAGTCAGAAGATCCAACAAGACAAAGTGCAAAAATAGTAAGTCTCACTGTAACAGGAGGAAATATAATTACAACCTCTCCTCAAAGTATAACTGTTAATGGAACAGTTTATGTTATAGAAGGATTTAATGTATGTACAGTTATTTAATAAACGATTAGTAAAAATAAAAACATGAGCATTCCTAGTGTAGATCAATTAGCACAAATTTTAGATAGGGGAGATATTTCTCCTTTATGTTCCTGTTGTCCTTGTGGAAACTTGTATGCATTTGCTTCTGTAGAAACATTTTTAAAACTTGGCGAAGCTTTAGGATGGACTGGACCTGATGTTCAAAGTTGCCCATCTTGGTATTCAGATTGTTGTACAGAAAATTGTTTAGATAAACTTGGAGAACTTTATGGGTCTGCTTTAACAGACGTAATCCTAGATAAAGGAATAGTTGAATATTCTTTATTAGGAACAAAGTCTACACTTTGTGATATATACGATTATTTAAAAAATAATAATGTTCCTATACAAGATGCAATTGCTTTTGTTGGTACAATTTTAGATAATGGTGTTGTTTTTTATTGTAATGTTAGCAATCCTGATATAGAAGGAGATCAACAAGTACTTGCATCGGTAGAAACTTATCTTGCATACGCAGAAGCTATGGGTATTACTTGTAATGATCCATCAAATTGTGCATGTTTACCTACAGAAAAATGTTGCCTTTCTGTAAAAGGCAGTGTAGAAACTTATTTAATATTTGCCGAAGCTTTTGGATTAACTGGACCAGTTCCTATTCCTGATTAACTTAAAACTAAAAATTAAAAATGTCTTGTCATTCAGATAGAATAGTTCGTGTAACATATCCAAAGAACTGTACTCCAGAAGTGGATGATTCTCAACAACTTCTGTATAACGGTCCTGCTTTAGCATGTATTGATGTACAGACAAATCAAACATTGAATGATGCTATAAAGGAAATAGATGCTCTTATCTGTCAAACATTGAATCAATTAAGTACCACCACAACCACATCTTCTTCAACAACACAATCACCTTCTACCACCACTACTTCTAGCAGTAGCACTTCTACATCAACATCTACCAGCAGTACATCAACTTCTACTAGTACCAGTACAAGCACATCTACTAGTACAAGTACCTCTTCAACTAGCACATCAACTTCCACTAGTACGTCTACATCTACAAGCACTTCTACTAGTACATCAACATCTACCAGTACTAGTTCATCTACCAGCACTAGCACTTCAACATCAACAACTACTAGTACAACTACTTGTGCACCTGTTACAATTAGGATACAAACTGAATATAACGGAAGTACTAATGAAATTACATTTAATTTGCTTGATGACATAACCAGTAGTCCTATAAATGCACCTTCATCTTTTACTGTAAACCTTGCAAGTTTTCTACTTTATGAAACAGAAACTGATTGTAATAATTCAATATCAAGTTGCACTTCTGCCATTACTAGTTCATTTACTTTCCCAGCAGGGCAACAAACATATACACAATCATCAACAGCTTGTTCTCCTTGCTCAAACTATCCATATTCAAGAAGAGGGTCTATAACAATTAACGGTACAGAATTATTTAATACTGACACTTTAATTATAAACTCTTGTTTTACTATTGAAGCAGATATTCCAACAAATTGTGAAGTAACATTATGTCCTGAATAAATTATAAAAACTCCTGTTTTGATTAAGGACCAATAACTTATCATTAAAATCAAACAAATATGACAGTATTAATTCAACTTACAACCGCAGGAACTGATACAGGACCTTTCAATCTGTATTCAGATTTAGATAGTTTTGGTGTTCCTTTTGAAGTGGGTGTATCAAAAGTGGATCTTTTAGCAGGGTATTTGTCCTTATTAGTTCCTGATTTTACCACTACAATAAGAGTGTGTTCTACATCCTTGTATTGTGCAAATTGCATAGATATTACAGTAGAACCTCTACCAACCACTACTACCACATCAAGCTCATCTACCTCTACTAGCACTACAACAAGCACTACTACATCTATAACTTATTATACATTTAGTCTTGTTTTTGATCCTTGTTCATCAGCCACTCCAACTTTCACTGCATATTCAAGTTCATCTTCTTTAGGAGTTGGAGTTTCTATTTGGCAAGATACAGCATTAACTGTGCCTTATAACTGCTCTGCAGGTGGTCCAGGAAACTTCTGTTTTATAGGTCTTGCTAGTAACCCATTAGGAGGTTATTGGAGATTACCAGATGGTTCAAATGTAATTGATGACACTGGATCTTGTAGTTAATATATTAAAACTTCCTGTTTTGTTGGTTTTACAGGATATGTTCTCCCCTGGTGTATCCACATCGGGGGTTTTTAATTAAGTTGGTTATTTACAATAACTAGCTCAGTTAAAATAATTTGGTAATTATTAAATAAGTGTCTACCTTTACTCTAATTTTTAACTAAAATTGCTTTATGCAGGAAAACAACCATCTCTTACATCAGCTTGAACAAATGCTTCGTTGGAAAAAAAGTAAGAAAGTTTATGCTGAAAAACTCGGTGTTTCAGAATTTATAGTGGATGATCTTCTAAAAGAACTTAAAAACAGAGAACAGGTGGGAAATGATGCTGAAGCAGGGAACTACATAAGTGCTCTTGAAGAACTTGTTGTAAAGGTTAATAATGAAAAAGGAACATTAGAATCTACAATTGAGACAAGCTTTGAACCAAAAGATGATATTGAACTAGCTAAGATTCATAAGATAAACTTAGAAAAATATAAAATATCCAACTATTGGACTAAACAAAAGTCTAACGGTAAGTTCACATCTTCTGTATTTGCCACTCTTAGAAAACCAGCTGATTATACACCAGAGGACTTTTCTAAGTTCTTAGAGAGTTATGTTCCAAAAGAGGTGTTAGTTAGAAAGATTGATTGTGGAAATATTAATCTTGAAGGTGTAGATATTGAGGTTTCTATATCTGACTTTCATTTAGCAAAGAAAACATTAGAAGGAGAAACTATAGAAGATAAGAAAGAGCAATATATGAACGTTCTTACAGATCTTGTAGAGAAGGTGAGAAACTCTTTTGAGATAAACAAGATAGCTTTTCCAATTTCTAATGACTTTTTCCATACAGATAACTACCAGAATCAAACCACCAATGGTACTCCTCAAGATGTCCTAGTGGGATATGATAATGAATATGAGGAAGGGTTTGATTTGTTAGTGCAAGCTATTTCCTATCTACAAGAAGTGAGTGATAAAGTTGAAGTGATTCTTGTTCAAGGGAATCATGATCGCACTAAGTCATTCTACTTAGCCCATGCTTTAGAAGTGTTCTTCAAGGACAATTATAAAGTGTTCTTTCAAAGAAACCATTCCACTACAAAATACACTGTATTAGGAAACACCTTTATAGGATATCATCATGGTAACTGTAAAATAGATGATCTTCCTTTAGTTTTTGCTACAGGAAAAAATGCTTTAACTTTTGGAGCAGCTGAGTATAGAGAAATACATACAGGCGATAAGCACCACTATATGGCAAAAGAAATAAAGGGTGTTAGGATTCAACAAATGCCTTCTCTTTCAGGAACAGATAGATGGCACGCTGATAACAATTATGTAAATAATATTAGAGCAGGACTTGTTCTTATATACCATCCTGACTTTGGTAAGGTTGGAGAATTTGAAAGTCGAATATAAGTAATATGGCAACATTAAGAAAATTGGTCTCAGATGTACGTGGAATGCATAAGTTGCTTTCCACAGACTCTCTTATAACAGATAGAGTGATTGCTTCTGAGATTAGAAACAATGCTTTGTTGTTGATAAAAAGAGAAACTAATCTTAGAAAGCTCTGGGCAACATCAACAATCTTCACCACCATCCCTTGTTTAGAGATGGTGGAAGTTCCTATTTCTGAATGTTGCGATTATGTAGATCCTTGTAGTGTGGCAAGAAGTAAATATAAGCTCCCAAGAATTGCTGAAGGAAACTACCAATATGTAATACAGGGTGTTTATTCCATAAACGCTATGGGAGGCACAGGTAAGAAATTAAAAGAAATCACAATCAACAGATATACAAATCTATTAAAACTTCCTATAATAAAGAAAGAAGACTATTATTGGATAATTAATGACTATCTATACATCAGCAATCCGCTTTTACAAGGGATAAGAATAGCAGCATTGTTTGAGGATGAGATTCCTAATGAGATTATGTATTCAGATTGTGCATGTAATAACAATGTATCTACAGAGGATCTTTGTAAAAACCCTCTAGACAAACAGTTTGCACTTCCTGGTTATTTAGAGAAACAGGTGTTAGAACTTGCTTCTCAAAAGCTGTTAGGAACTTATTTCCAAATAAAAACTGATATGACAGATGATGGTGTAGATGGTCAAGCACCAAATGCCCCAGCAGGAAAATGAGAACGAAATTAGATTGGCGTAGCTCAAGCAAAGAAAACTACAATGATTTCTGCAGTAAGAATCCCTCAGTGAAGCTTACATTTGATGAGTGGAAAAACATCATCTACATATTTTTAGAGTCTTATAAAGAGTATATTCTTGAAACAGGTGAAAGAGCAAAACTCCCTTTTGGGTTTGGTGAGTTTTCTATAAACAAGAAGAAAAGAAGAAAGGTTAAAGGAATTGATGGTAAGGAGTTTGTAAACCTCCCAATAGACTGGCAAAAGACAAAAGAAAAAGGAAAGAGGATATATAATTTTAACTACCACACTGAGGGACATTTCTTTGGATGGATTTGGTTCAAATCAACAGCTAGATTTAGAAATGTAGACCTTTGGTATTTCAAACCTTCAAGAAGCACATCTAGGCTTCTTTCGCATTATCTAAAAGTGTCTGATAAATATCAACACATTTATAACACCTGGAAAACTTAAAAGATATGAATAAAAAATTTGAATACAAGTTTGGTGATAAATTTGGAGATTTGACATTTTTGGAAGAAGATTTTCATGAAAAAGAAGTTACAGGGTTTCAGAAATATAGAAAGGCATTAGTTCAGTGTTTCTGTGGAAGAAAGTTTATAACTAGAATTAGTGGTTTAAAAAATGGAAACACAACATCTTGTGGATGTAAAAGAAAAGATGGATTATTGAAAAGAATAACTAGGCATAATATGAGTGCATCTTCAGAATATGCTTCTTGGGAAGCAATGAAAGCAAGATGTCTTAATCCTAAAAATAAGTTTTATAGTAATTACGGAGGAAGAGGAATAAAAGTTTGTGAAAGATGGTTAGATTTCAAAAACTTTATAAATGATATGGGAAACAAACCATCAAAAGACTATTCTATAGATAGAATAGACGTTAATGGTAATTATTGTCCAGAAAATTGTAAATGGTCAGATAGATACACTCAAGATAGAAATAGAAGAACGAATGTAAAGTTTGTAATAAATGGTGAAAGTAAGATATTAATGGATATATCAAAAGAGTATAATTTACACCAACAAACCATACGAGATAGAATTTCTAAAGGTATGACAATTGAAGAGGCTGTTTCTAAATCCTATAAATACACAAAAAAATGAGTTATTATTATAAATACAACTTCATAAGTCCAGAACCAGTATATGCTACTGTTATGGAGGAACTTAAGTCGTATATGGATACAGGGGCGGTTGACAATTTGTTGTTTCCCACTTATCTTGATAAGTGTTTAAGAAAGTTGGGAAGAGCTACGTATGTTATTTCTGAACAGCTGCTTAATATAGAAGATTTTCAAGCTAGGCTTCCAGATAACTTCTTTGCTGTTAGAGAAGCTTGGTTGTGTACAACAGTGAATGGTTATCCCTATCAGACAGCCAATTCTTTTTATTCTCAAGCTGCTTCTGAAACAACAATACAGGTGAGTCCTGTTATATCAAACGGTGTTCCTTGTACAA